TGATAATTTGCAGCGACGGATTTTTTGAACGCTTGGAAAAAGGAAATCTCAGCGCTGTCGAAAAAAGGCGATATCTTATCTGCCAGATGGCGCAGACTGCCTTGGAAGAAGTGCCGGTGTTTTATCACGCGCAGCCGCAGGGTGTGGAAACACCCGCTGTATTTGTAAGGATAGCAAAAATACAATATCACAAGAGGCTGGCTCGGGAGATAGAATGCAGATTGGTTTTTGAACTGCGATATTTGGCTAAAAACTGCTATGACGACGGCGAATGTGAAAATGCAATGGAGCGGCTGATGGATGTTTTCGGGGATGACCTGTTTGTCAAGGAAGCGGTGTTTGCAGAACGCACCGACAAGGGCGCTGTTATAAAGGTAATATCCAAGCTGAGATGGAAAACGGAAAACGATGACGATAATGGTGAATTGATGCGTCTGCTTGAAATGAATGAAAAAGATAATGGAGATGGAAAGGAGTAGATCAGATTGGCAAGACTAACTGGTGCTGTGATAAATGTGTACAGTGAAGGCGCGCTTTCGATCGATGCAGGAGCACGCGGAACAGCAGCTATTGCAATGGAATATGACTGGTATGACGATGGAGTGATTTGTGTTTACAATGCAGATGACTCTGCGAAAAGTGTGTTTGCGCACGAGCTTAATGACATGATCTATCTGAGAGAAATGATGAAACGTGCGGCAAAGGCGCTGGTGTGGCCACTTTATTCGGGCGGAACCAAAGCATCTGCGGCGATAGGTGATGGGATCACCATTACCGCAAAAAAGTGCGGCGAGCGCGGAAATGATCTGAGTGTGATCTGTGAGGCATGCGGTGAACTGTGGACGGTGACCACCTTTTTGAATGGCGATGAGGTAGACTCGCAGGTGATTGCCGGTGCAGCAGAGTTTGAAGGCAACAGCTTTGTGGAGATGAGCGGAGAGGGCGCACTTGAAGCTGCCACCGTTGTTCTTTCCGGAGGTCAGAACGGTGAGATGGGCAAAAATTCTTACAGCAAATTCCTGGAGGCGCTGGAATACTGCGATTACAACGTCATTGCTTATACTGGCGACGACAATGCGGTCAAGAGCGAAATAGAGGTGTTTGTAAAGCAGCAGCGCAAGGACGGAAAGTTTATTCAGGCTTGCATGGGCAATTATCCGGTCGACTGCGAAGGCATTATCTCTTTTGTAAACGGTGTAGTGCTTGCCGACGGTGTTAAGCTTGACTGCAATGAGGTTTCGGCGTGGCTTGCCGGTGCAACTGCTGCCGCTGACGTAAACGAATCGCTGACCTATGACAGCTATGACGGCGCAGCTGCAGTGAACGGCGAACTTAAGGTTAGCGGTCAGCTTGAAGCGAAGAACAAGGGCCTTGGCTGCTTTATCATGAACAACGGCGTTGTAAAGGTCGAGAGTGATATCAACACACTTATCACCTATACCGCAAAAAAGAAAAAGGATTTTTGTAAGAACCGCGTTCTGAGAGTTGTTGACGGTGTATGCTCTGATATCAAGAGAGTTTTTGACAGTTCCTTTGCCGGACATGAAAACAACAATACCGACGGCAGAAACCGATTTAAAGCTTCTATCTGCGATTATATGACCGCCTTGATGGAGAAAAACGCCATTGAAAATTTCGTTTCCGATGATGTTGAGGTAACTATGGGGAGCGACAAGGATCAGGTGGTCGTTTCGCTGAGAGTTCAGCCGGTGGATAGCATGGAAAAGGCGGATATCACCGTCAAGGTCAGATAAGGAGGGGACAATATGGTAAAGAAAATGCTTTCCGCCATTCCTTCGGGGCATGACGGCGACGGCTATGTGACTATTAACGGAAAGGTTTGCGCCGCATTCAAAATCTCATCGGTTTCTGCCGAGGTGAGAGTGATAAACGAGAAACGACGCTTTTTGGGCGAACGCATGGTGCAGAACGCTCCGCGCGGAATGGAAGGAAAAGGCAAGGTGTCCTATTATCACACCACCTCTGCGCTTATCGATGCGATGAAGAATTACCGCGAAGGTGATAAGTATCCCAACATCACCATTCAGTATTATGCGGATGGTAACAATGGACGCTGTGAGGTCGTTTTGAGAAAGGTAGTGATGGATTCGGTAAGCTTTGGTCTTATCGACGACGGTTCAGATAAGGCCATCATTAACGAAAGCAACTTTTCTTTTGACGATTTTGACGTTATTGAAAGATTTTGATGCACATTGGAGGGTAGAACTTGAAATATATGCTGCTTCTCGGCGGTGTGAGGATAGATGGTGTTATCGATGTTAGAGAATCGATAAAAAGAGATGTAAAACAGTATGTTTCGATAGGTGGCGACGCTTTCTGCGAGGACAGAGGAGCGGTACTTAGGTTTTGGCAGGTAGAGATAGAACTTTGCTTATACGACAGGAGAAACATTGCCGGGTTGCTTGATGATATCAAAGAAATGGGCGAAAAAGGTGAGCCGCTTCTGTTTTCGGTGAACGGTGATATAGGCAGTTTTTCTTCAAGAGTGCTTGTAGAGGAAGTGGCGGCAAGATTTATCAACAGCGAGACCTGCCGAGTGACGCTGGGACTTTTGCAGTATGTAAGGCCAAAGGTGAATGTTGTTTCAAGCAGCCGCCCCGGAGGAATCCCTATGCCGCCTGAGATGACCGCCGCTGAAAATATTTTTAGACTGACTACTCAGTTTAGCAGAGTGGGGACCGAGATAGTGGTAAAAAATCCTTTGACAGGTGTGGATATCGATAATATAGCGGCGATAGATGGAGATACCCTTGTAAAATTAGAAATAATCACTTGATAAGAACGGCGCCGCTTTAAGCGGCGTCGTAGGAGGAGCTATGCTGACAATAAACGGCAGCGATATTACCAAAGCAGTAATTACGGCGGTGATAAATGAAAAGGTGAACAGCGGCGCAGCCGTTTTAAAATTTTTGATGCTGAAAAGTGAAGCGCAAAAGCTGAAAAACGGAGACAGAGTGGTTTTGTCGGAAAAGGGATACACAATGTTTTCAGGGAAAATTTTTTCAAGAAACATTTCGCGTGATATCGCTGAGATATCTGCCTTTGACAGCATTGCCGACTTGAAAACCGTTATGCCGATTAACAGAAAGGCAGGCAATGCCAGCATATTTATTCAAGAGGTTTTTGCGCTTGCCGCACCTTATGTAACGACCGGGACTGTTGATGAGTGTGACGCCGATCTTGTTCCGGAGCAATATAAAAATGTTTCGTTGCTGAACATACTTTACCGTGTAATCGGCGAGGTAGGAGTGAAAAAGGGAAGGTTTGTGCTGCGGGACGAAAACGGAACAGTGGTTTTCAGAAACGAACAATCACTGGCTTGCAACACTGTGCTGGATGGGAAAAGGGTCATTGATTTTGACTATAAACATTCAGCAGAGGACAGCATAAATTATGTGAAGCTGACATCAAACAGTGTTGAAAAAGGTTTTACCGATACCGTTGTAGTTAAAAATGATCTTTCGATAGCGACGCTGGGATCCAGAGCACTGATCAAAAAGGTGTACGGCAAAAATCCGGAGCAGATGACTGATTTGGCTAAAGCCTTGATCGAGGAAAAAGGCGTGGAAACCGAATCGCTTGTTGTTAATGCCGTTGGGGATGTGACGGTGCGTGCAGGATGCCGGATATACTGCGATCTGGACGGTGTGGGCGCATTTTGGGCGAGAGTTTGCTCATCACAGCACAGATTTGACGGTAAAAGCCACTTTATGAAGCTGGAAATGGAACGTATTTGACATTGCAGAATACTGTGGGGAGGTGAGAGTTCATGAGCGAGTTCGAAAAATTTATTGAGCCTGTCAGAAAGGAAAATATCAGATTCATTCTTTCCAAAGAGCGTGCGGACCAAAACGGAGAGCCGCTGGTTTGGGAGATGCGGCAGCTTTCTGCACAGGAAGGGCTTGAGATAGAAAGTCAATATGCGGCTAAGGGAGATACAGAGGTGATGATCGCCATGGCTGCGGCTTCGATCGTTGTGCCGGACCTGAGTGATGCGGCGTTGCTTTCAAGGCTTTCTGAAAAGGGGCAGGGAGTAGTGCTTTCACCGGTGCAGGCAGTTAAAACGATGCTGACGATGGCCGAACTGATAAAGCTTATCAAGTTATATGTCAGCTATAACGAACTGGACGAAAGCGTTCAAAGTCTTGTGGAGCAGGCAAAAAACTGATAATGCAGAACAGGGATAAAACGGCATTTTTTGCCCACCTTGCTCTGCAGAAACACGGTATAAGACCGGCGGAGTTCGCCGGATGGTCAAAAAGAGAGAAAGCCTTTTTTGCTGCAAGCGAGCTGATCGCCGAAAACGAAACGGGGAGTGGATGGTGGAAAAAGAGTTAAAACAGCTTGTTGAGAGTGCTTGGGGATTTTGGAACATCGCACAGAAAACGATATCAAAAATGGGGATGCAGGCGGTAGTCGGAAACGTATCAGGCTATCTGACAGGTAGTAAGGCAAAGGCAGAGAATCATTTTGATATTCCGTATCTAATCGCGGCAGAGAGAAAAGGTGATGCAAAGCCGGAAAAGTTTTTTGATATAAGTGCGGCAGCGAGGGGAAATGCGGCATACCAAAAAAATAGCTATGCGGGGGAAAATGCGGAGCGATATTCGGTGGACCAAACTGTTTTAAAAGTCGAAAAGTTGATGGGCCAAAGTGGTGCGGCAGCTTCTTTAAAAGAGGGAGATGTCATTTATTCGGCTGAAGATATGGTGGCGGGGACGGACAAGGGTCGTTTAGAGGCGAATAATACGATAAACAGCTATGCAGAGAACATAGTGCTGACAGAAAAAAGTCACGTGATATCTCAAATTGTAAAAGAACTGATCACCATGACTTCTTTGTTCTCGCAGGGAATAACGACTGAAGCCATAACAGGTGCGGTTGAACAAGACTATGATGACTACGGTTATATGCCCCAAAATGGCATACAAGGTACTGTTCGAAGCGAAGCAGCTTTTATTTACCCCCAAAAAGGTGTTGTTGACAATACAAGATCCTTAAATGCCAAAGAGAATCTCAATATAGCTTTTGGCTTTCGGGAGACGGATCAAAAGGAAAAAGCTGCATATCAAAGTGCCATTGAAAAAAACATAGACATTAAGTTTATCGGTGATGCACTGGCAAAACAACTTCATGAGCAGATAGCATCGGGATTTCCGATGTATGTGGGGTGATTATATGACGCTGTTGGAAGCTATAAGGGAAGCGATAGCATCTTTTTGGGAAACTGTTGAACAAACCGATATCATATACGCGACATATACCGGCGATGGGTTTAGAATTGACAATACTGCGATGGATATTTTATTGGATAGGGTCGATGTGCCTAAGATATATTCTCAGCAGGGCGTGGAATTTGAATGTCGTATGGAAAACGGGATAAACGGAAAAGCGATATTGAAAGATACGCTTGAGGCGGGAGATAAAGTTGCTGTTGCAGTCCATCATGGCGGGCAGAGGTATTCTGTTCTTTACAAATTATAAAATAACGGCGATCAATGGAGGGAGATATTTGTCTGTTTTAAAAAGCTATCAGGACAGCAAAAGGAAAACGGCGCCGAGTAAAACATATCGCCTTTTGAAAAACAGTATTTCCGGGATGATAGACGGCAGGCAGGCGGTGGCGCAGGCGATAGAGCTTATGCTTTCTACCGAAAGGTGGAGATACGCCATCTTTTCAGCGGATTATGGATATGAGCTTCCGATCCTTTGGGGTGAAAGTGAACGACCAACAGTAGAATTGTTGAGACTTATGACAGAGGAAGCGCTTCTTGAAGATGACAGGATATTGTCTATTGCCGACTTTAATGCAGAAATAACCGGCGAAACGGCACAGATATCGTTTGTTGCGAAAACTGTTTTTGGAGATATTTCGGTGGAAAGGAGTGATGGTGTTGTCTGAATATAATTTTGAAACGATTTTATCCCGTATGCTTTCGACGGTGCCGGATGATATCGACAAACGTGAGGGAAGTATAATTTATGACGCGCTGGCACCTGCGGCGCTTATGATGGCGGAGCAATATTATATGCTTTCGCAGTTGGCAGATATGTTTTTTGCAGATACCGCAAGCGGTATATGGCTGGACAGAGTAGCGGGGAATTTTGGTATCAAAAGAAAGACGGCGACCAAGGCTGTGAGAAAAATATGTTGCACCGATAAGAATGGCAATATGCTGAATGTAGCTATCGGCAGCAGATTTTCGGTGAACGGTACTGTTTTTTCGATAACTGAAAGGCTTAACGATGGAAAGTACAGTGCTTTATGTGAACAGGAGGGAAGCTTGGGAAACAGTTATTCAGGCGCTATATTGCCTATTGATTACGTGGAAGGTCTTGCCCAAGCAGTTTTGGAGGCGGAGGTGATTGTTGCGGCACGGGACATAGAAAGCGACGAGGAGCTGAGAGAACGGCTTTATGAATCGGTGAGAAGAGTTCCGTTTGGTGGAAACCGCGATGACTATTGCGAAAAGGCGCTTTCAATACCCGGAGTAGGCGAATGCGCGGTTTTTTCTGCTTCGGATGGTATGGGCGAGGGGAATGTTGGGCTGGTAATAGCTGATGAGCTGGGTGGACCGGCTTCCGACGAGCTTATAGGAGAAGTTGAGGTTATATTTTGCGGAGATACCGCGGGAAACGGGATAGCACCTATTGGCCATACAGTTATGGTAAATACCTGCGAATGGCTGGATCTAAATATTAGCGCGGTGATAACCCTTAAAGAAGGCAGTTCGCTGGATATAGTTATTCCGTTTGCACATCAAGCGGTAACAGATTATATAAAACGGATGAAGTTTGAAGATGCTACTGTATTTGCCGCAAGGATCATGTCGGAAATACTAGCCTGTCACGATGCGGTGCTGGATGTTTCTCAGCTTCTGATAAACGGTGCAAGCGGAAATTTGGCGCTTGAAAAAGGATTCGACAGGTGGCAGATACCATGCGTTGAATCCTTTAGTGCTGTTCAGGGGTGATGGCGATGTTGTTTTTTGAAAAGAAAGCAGAACCTATAACGCTTCTTCCGGAAAGATTGCGGGAGGTAACGGAATTTGTCCATATCTGCAGTGCGCTTGGCAGCGAGTTGGATAAAGGAAACGCGCTTATAGCAGATAAGACTTGCGATGTCTTTGTACAGCTGGCAGGCACAGACGGGATGAGCCGATGGGAAAAATTTTTGGGGGTATTTACTCCGCTTGATTCTTCCATTAAGGCAAGACGAGAAGCGGTTTTAGCCAAACTCATTACAAAACCGCCGATAAATCTGGCGGTCCTTAAAGACGTTATTGAAGCTTACATGGGTGTAGAGGCGGAGATATCGGTGATAGGACACCGAATAACTGTTAAATACAGAGGCGAATCACGCATCGCAGACCTGACACCGCTGTTTGTAACGATTTACAATATCATCCCTGCCAGCATGATTGCTTCTATAAGCTATAAGTATCTGGTTTGGAGTGAACTGGACGGTGTGGGAATGGATTTTAACGATTTGGATGCACTCAATGCCGGTTGGCAGTATTTTGAAAAAGGAGAGTGGGTAGATGGCTGAATATATTACCTGTTTTGAGGCGGAAGAAGGGGTGAGCAGGGCCAACTTCAACAGCAGAATAGAACAGATGAACAATGAATTCTACAACCTTTATGCCGAAAAGGGAGCGCCTGGCGGAGTAGCTGCTCTTAACCAGAACGGTAAGCTGGTTCAGATGCCCACGGCTGCCGACGTTGGAGCGGCAGCGACAGGGCATACTCATACCGCTGCCGATGTAGGGGCGGCAGCAGCTTCTCATACCCATGCGGCAAGCGCTGTTACATCCGGAACTTTTGCGGCTGACCGTATCCCGGAGCTGGCAGCCGGTAAAATAACATCGGGGACATTTGATGCTGCGCGTATACCTGCCTTGTCAGCAAGCAAAGTTACTTCCGGCACTTTTGCGGCTACCGGTGTTGCGGCGGCAGCCGGCACCGATTATACGACCTACCGCATACGCAATATTGCCGCAAACACAAGTGCAATGACCGCAAAGTCCACTGCGCTGACCAATGGCAATATTTATTTGCAATATGAGTAAGGCGGTGAAGATATGGCGAAAAATGCTTATATCGGAGTGTCAAGTGTAGCTCGAAAAATCAAGCAGCCTTTTGTTGGTGTGGGCGGAGTAGCTCGAAAAATTAAAAATGCATATATCGGCGTTGGCGGTGTGGCAAGACAGTTTTTCCAGAGCGGTACTCCTGTAAGCACCTTGGCGGTCGGCAGCAGTGTATATATGAATGTTAACGGGGGTTCAAAAGAGTTTTTGGTAGTGCATCAAGGCAATCCAAATGCAAGCCTATACGACAGCTCTTGCAACGGCACTTGGCTTTTGATGAAAGATATTTACGAAAACAGGATATGGGACGGTACAAATAATGACTACGCAAACTCTGATGTTCACTCATATTTGAACGGAACATTTCTCGGACTATTTGACAGCAGTATTCAAGGTGTTATTAAGCAGGCTAAAATTCCATATCAAAACGGAACAGGTAATGGTGGTTCTATTGCTTCGGGTTCGAACGGTCTATCTGCCAAGATTTTCCTTTTGGGCGGCAGAGAAGTGGGAATACTGAGTGTCAATACCAGTAATGCCTCCAATTCGTTATTGGCAGATGGTTCTCAATTATCGTATTTTCCGAATACAACAATGTATGGCGACCAGTCAACTCAACGAATAGCATATTTAAACGGAACTGCTTCAATCTGGTGGCTCCGCACCCCATACCATACCAACAGCGTTAATGTAAATTATGTCCGTCAGAACGGTGCGTGGGGAAACACACAATATACTAACTCATATGGTATCCGCCCAGCCCTAATACTGCCCGGTACCGCAGTTATTAACGAAAACAAACAAGTTATAGGTTAACGGAGGAAATGAAATGAAAATTATTCTTGCAAACGGAGCAG